AATAAGATCACTTAAGTCTTTACCTATACCACCCATTAAGCCTGTAGGTGGTACAAGTGATGCCAGAAGATACCCAGCAGGGTCTTGCCTAAACTGTGCATTTGCATATGGATCACCTAGCTTACCAAAAGAAGCTACTTGTATAGGTTGTGATATCGCGTCTAAAACTACTCCTTCAAGGCTAGGCTCTTTTTCTTCTTTACCTAACATCGATTGAGGTATTCCCCTTGCTTGATTAATTAAACCGTAACCTAAGCCAGCAAACATCATATAATCAGCTGCAAACTTTCCAGCTTCTTTGTAGTTTTTAGAAGCAATATTATCTACGACACCTACTTTAGCCATTTCAGCCTGTTTTAACGCAAACCCTGTTAAAGCCCATACAGGTCGAAACATTGGATTTTTCAAGTAGTTTAGTGGTCTACCTGCTGCGGAAATAAGTTGTTGTTCTCCTAGCCTGCTAAATATACCACGTAAAACAATTTCTCTTACTTGATCAGGCATATCATCAAGAGATGTTTTCTGTACTAAATGTTTCCTAATCAAAGCAGTTTCTTGCGGAGAGAAATAGTTTTCAAATTGTTTAAATTTACCTGTTTTTGCAGCTTGACGCATGGCGTTTAATGCGCCTCTAAGAACAATACCTTTACCTACTCTATCCATTGCTCTGAAACCAGAATACTTAAAAGACTTTTCCTGATACCACTCAGTTCCTTTTTGCAGCAAGCCTTTTTCCAGTGTCTCGTCAAACCCTGCTTGAAACTCTCCAATGTTTTTATTGTTACCCCCTATACCAAAGTCTTGAATCCTCATTCCTTCTTTCTGTAGGATTCCTTTCATAGTTGGGACAAAACCGTTCTTAACCATTGACACAGCAGCATCGTGTAAGTTTAGAAAAGCAGAGTCAAACTGGCCTAGCGTTCCACCATAACTCTGCCTCATAAAACTTTCTATGGCACTAGCAGGTCGACTACGCGCTCCTATATAAGTAGAGTTAGCCAAATCAGCCACTCGTTTACCAGTAATAGGAGAGTTAGATTGTTGCGCTATTGTATTTTCTAGCTCTTTAAAAAAAACGCCAGTATCTTCTTTAAGACCCAAGCTGGGACGTACTCTAAAAGATTTAGCAAGCTCAATAAGAGTTTGTTGTTTAGCTATTCGATTAACCTGCTCCAGTATAGGATTAGCATATTCGGCCAGCTCGTCGGGTTCCATAGATGAAGCAGGCTTTCTAACCCTTTCTTGAACACCTGTCTCTACTCTTCGACCTGTTTCAATGTCGGGACCAAGACCTTCATCTACATCTTTGGAACGTGTAGTACCAGACGCCCAATAAATTTCATCTTTTTGTACCTCTTCCTTAAACAATCTACTTGCTTCTTTTTGATGTACTTTACTGTCAGCAACCAAATTACGTAAAAGTGCATTAGCTTCTGCACTCATAGAAGAACCTTCTTGTAATATTGTTTTTAAATTTTCTGGTGACTTATACAAATCTAAAAACAATTTTTTAATATTATCGTTGTTAGCCCAATCAACTAACTCTGAAAAAGAATCTTTAACCTCATCAGAATAGTACTTGTTTAAAAACAATTCTTGTTTACGACCTGCTGTTTCAAAACTAGATTCAAACAACACACCTACTCTTGAACCAGCTACTTTAGACACTAAAGCAGAAACAGGACGAGCAAGACGGTCGTATATATTAATAGTGGCGCTGGGTTTAATATCGAAAATACCGCTCATAGCATTGCGGTCATACTGCATAAGCTCTTCAAAAGGTTTTGGTTTACGATATCGTTGAGGAAGAACAACTGCTTTTATAACATCTTCTGCAACACCAGCGTCTGTAAGTTCTCGTTTGATAAAGTCTCGGCGCTGCTGTGTAGTTGCATCAATCTTGGGCATAGCAGGTGGGTCAGCTACTTTAGTCTCTAACTCGTCCAGCTTTGTTTTTGCCTTGTCAAAGTTTTCTTGAGCCTTTTCAATTCTAGTTTCGTCACCAGACTCACTAGCTTTTCTTAAACGCTCTTCAGCATTATCCAGTTGTTTTGCAGCTTTATCCCATTGCTTACCTAACTTAGCCATTTCTTTTTCGTAGTTAGGAAGCTCAACTGATTCCCATTTTTCATACGATTCAAACTTAGGCCGTGCTTCTTCAACATCAAAACGCACAGCAGCATCGTCTGCAAAGTCTTTTACACCTTCAACAGTATCTAAATTAAACTCACGACCTTCTTTTGCGACTACAGCGGCAGGTGCTACTGGAGTTTTAGTCATACCCAAACCAGCAATATCTTGAACAGCGGAAGATACCTTTGTTGGATCTCTTGCTACTTGTGCAAAACCTAGCCCAGCCGTTGAAAGCTCTCCTGCCAAACGCACTCCACCGGCACCAAACAAACCCCGCTCTTCCATAAACTGTTGATTAGGATCGAGACGAGGATCAATCATAGCCAAAGCTTCTCTACCTGTAGGAATATCTACATCTAGTGTCTGTTCTAAAGCATACGTAACAGGAGAAGCAATAAGTGTAGCCACATCAGCAACAGCACCTACACCGGCAGCTGACATTTCTTGAATACCTTCTGCTAAGTTTTCAAGCACAGTGTCATCAGCACCTTCAATTAGTCTCTGAGCAGCCGCACGTTCTTGTTCAGCTACTGCAAACTCCTGCTCTAAACTAGCGCGCTCTTGTTCTCTTTCTTCAAAAGTCTGCCCAATAAACTGAGTTTCAAACTCATCTTTATCTAAGTCTGAATAGTATTTAGAATACAAAGCATCAGATAATTCTTTATCAGAAAGATCATCATAATCAGGATTCTTTTTTCTAAACTCAACTATATTCATTAAACTCTAATTCCAAGAGGATCTTCGGTGGAGGTCTCTGTGGTTTTTTCTAAAGGCTCAAACGTTTTTTCTAGTTCCGTTAGCTCTGTTTGAATTGATTCTTTTTCTTTTGCAAGAGCTTCATTTTTAGCCGCAGTAGCTAACTCAAGTGCTCTTTCTATCACTTTTGGATTTGTGGCTTTTACATCTGGTCGTATAAAATCTGTCATTCTTGCAGAGCTAACTTCTTCAATCGCCTGAACAATAAATTGTTTTGCTTGCTGGTTAGATGCGGGCTTATTTAGTTCTTTATCTATACTTACTAACCTACTATTCAAGGTTTTAATTCTACTGTTTGTAGTAGCAATCATAGTAGCATTAGCACTAGACAAAGCCCTATCAAGAGAATCAAGTTGCCGCCAAGCCCTTTCACGTTCACCTGTGTTCCATGTACCACCTTCTTCAAAGTTTGGCTGGCTTTCGTTAATTTGATCTAACTGCTCTTGAAACTGAGCTTGTTGGTTCTTAGGTAAAGCGTCAATACGTTTTTGAATAGAAGGAATATTTAAAGGTGCTTTAGCGTCTTTTATGCGTTGCTCACGCTTTAAAAGATAATCTTCGTGTAGCATACGATCAGTTTCAAGTTTTTGAACAACGTCACTAAACCCTGCTGTTTTAGCATTCTCTACAAACTGTTCTTTGTTTTCTTCTGGAACCGCATAGTAAGCATCTGCAATAGCTTTTTCTCTTTGTGCTTCTAGTTTTATTTGACGCGCTGTTCTTTCGTCTCGTAATTTATCAGCTCTACCAATTAAAGCAGAAGGATCTTCTTGACCTGTCTGTCTAGCAACGGCAACCATTGCATCTTCAAGTTCTTTCATCCTAGCTGGATCAGTTTCTTGCATAAGCTGTTGCTGTATTACAGAAATACTTTCACGCCCTTGTTGCTTAACGTTGACCTTTGAAGTTACAGCAGCCTTAGCAAACATATCAGCAATGTCTGTTTTACCTTGAAGCCTGTACTGTTGTTCAAGCCTAGTAAGTTCTGCAGGATTGTTAATGTTAGACTGCAAGAGCTGTTGAACTTGTGCTTGCTCTGCTTTTTCTTCTCGTTGCATACGCATAATACCGGGAGTCATCCCAACACCACGCGCAGCCTCAAACAAGCCTTGCTGATAAGAAGGCTGAAGTAGACCTTGTAAAAATGTTTGTGAGAATTTAGCCACGATTAGCCTCCCAGAATAGTATCAAGTAAGCTACCAAACAAAGAAGTAACTCCACCACCGCTTGTCTCAACAGGATTAAACATACCACCTAACAGTCCTGTTCCTACTTGTCCCAGCAGGTTAGCTCGTGCCTGTTCAGCAATCAGTCTAGCCTCAAGACCACTCATCATAGTTTCACCGTACTGCCCCGCACCGAACAACTGAGCCTGCTGTTGCAACTGCGGGTAAAGCTGTGCCGCTTGTTGTACGTTCAGCATCTGTGCTTGCGGTATGTATGCACCTGTGATAGCACCCAGACCAAGCTGTTGCTGTGCCTGTTGCAGACCAAGACCGCCCTGAAGCATAGCCTGTCCAGTAGTCAAAGACTGCAATGCTCTTTGCTGCTGTGCTGCTTCCAGCGCCTGACGTTGTGCAGCAAGGCCGCTACCCAGACCAGCAAACTGTGCGCCAAGTCCTGCCTGTTGCGCCTGCAAACCACCTGCAAGCTGTGCCAGCTGTCCTGCCTGACCAGCCGCTGTAGCTGCCCTGCTGAGTCCTTCAGACTGCAACTGAGATTCAATCTGTTGTGCGCTGAGTCCAAGCTGTGAAAGCTGGGCTGCACGTTGTTGTGCCTGAGACTGAAGCTGGCTAGAGAGTCCTGCTTGTTGACCAAACATACCACCAAGAGTCTGTGCAGTGCCTAGAGCCTGCTGGCGTTCTGCCTGTGCTTGCTGCATTGCCATCAGTGAAGCTCTGTCTTGCGCTTCTTCTTGCGCTTTAGACAACGCCATCTGCTCGGGTGTACCACCAAACATAGCTGTACGAACACCCAAGCGACCTTGTTGCGCTAGTCTTTCTTCTAGCTGTAGCCGTTGACGTTCTTCTTCAGGACGCTGTGTAGCTCTAATACGCTCAAATACATCAGCCTCACGCTGTGCAGTAGGCGTAAGAACATCCCCTGCCGCTGTGCCTGCAAGACCTGCGTACTGACGCCTTAAAGCTTCTACATCAGAAGGAGCTTGTGTTCCTAAACCGGCTTGCCCCATACCTAACGCTTGTTGACCAAACTGGCCTATAGAGGGGCTAGGCTGTTGTCCAAGCAAGCCACCTACTTGTCCTGCAAATTGACCACGTAAAAGATTAATATCAGCAGGCTGTGCTGCTGCGGAACCCATGAACTGACCACCTAAGCCAAACGCTGATGTGGCTGCCTGTTGTTGTTGAGTCAACCCAAAAGGATCTTGTTCATACAAAGAACGACCACGGCCCATTAACCGCAAGCCAGCACTCTCAGAAGACGGTGCTCCTACCGTACCTGCGCGTACATCCTGAAGACCAGAAGATAGCAAAGCAGATTGTATTTGTTTTTCTTGTGGAGACAGTGTTAACTGAGCCTGAGTAGGCGATGTAACCTCACCTGTGATGGGATCAATAGTAGGAGGAGTAACACCAAACTGACCACCCGTAGCCGTTGTTACAGTAAACGGTCTAAACTGTGACATATCCACAGCTTCACGAGCAAGATCAAGAGCACCCGGAACTTGTCGTCCTTGAACAACCTTACCTACTAAAGACTCTTCGCCAATGTCTTGTAGTTGATCGTAAGCAGACATAACACCAGCGGTGCCTGTAATACTTGGACCGGCAATGCCTAAAAAGCCTAGTACGTCAGCAAGCATACCAGTTTGATTTGTTGCACCAGTTGGCGTAGTACCTGTAATACCTGACACACCCAACTCTTCAAGCATATCTAGTATTTCTTGCTCAGTAGCCATTAGTAAGTACCTCCATCAATCGTCCCTGTAGACAGAGTTCCCGTAAGCGTCAAGTTAGGGATTGTCACAGTACCCGTAAATGTAGGAGAAGCTAAGTCAGCTTTGGTTGCACTGGCTGTTGCGATAGCGGTGAACTCAGTGTCAAACTCACTACCTCGAATAATCTTACCGCTGTCTCCAGAAGGCAAACTGTCTTTAGCGGTAAAGTTTGTAGTTTTTGTATAATTACTCATACCGTTTTACCCATTAGTGCTAATACGTTAATTTCTTGGAGAGACAGGGCAGACCCGTTAATGTCAGCCTCTAAACCTATTGTAATAATGCTGCCGTTGCCTGTGGCTTGCACAGGGTTTCTAGTTGTTAGTTCTCCACCTGTAAACTCACCGATACCAAATTCGTCAACACCAAAAAAAGCAGGTGTCTGGTTTCCTACGGTAAATTCGTAAGTTTTAAAGTCAGTGTCTAAATCGTAAGCCCACTTAATAAACACTGTAGTACCACTGGCTCCAACCAAAGTAGGCCGTAACTTTTTAAGTAGCTTAATCTTTGATGGATCACCAAAGGTTAAACCGGGGCTAAAGTACCTAAAGCGGTACGCTGTTGTGTTGTCTGAATAACCTGAGTACGTACCCACGCCATCAGATGTACCAATGTACAGTGTACCGTCTACGTCTCTTTCAAAGGACTTGTGAGGCACAGAAGTCCACCGTGTGACCCTGTACGCTCCGTTCTCCAGCTTACCCTTGAGATCAAAGCAGTACACTGTCGATTGATCTGGGAAAGCAATTAAGTAAAAAGAGTTCTCAGGACTGTACACAGAAGCCGTGGGTAGTGTTCTGTTTTCTACCAGACTAATAATCTCAGTCTTCACGTTTAGACTCAGATCAGACAGAGGCAGTGACTTCTCTTGAATTGTTCTGCCAAAGCTGCGTAGCCCTGAGTTAGACATAAACAACACATCTGTACCTGTGTGCTGTACAGAGTTTCTACAGATGCACCCAACGCCAGCAACGGTGTCAACCAGAGCCATACTAGCTGGACTAGATGCGTTGCCGTACACAAGGATGCTGTGCTTACCAAATATAATCAGAGCGTTGTTGTGTGCTGCTAACGCCCTAACCTCGTCGTATCCATCAGGCCAAGCCTTAGATACATCTATAGAACCACTGGAGCCGCCAGTGAAGTCCGTGCCTATCAACAAATCAGACCAGTAGATTGTCTGGGAGTCTGTTGCGTTATCTACAATCCACATACGTCCGTAGGCACCAATAGCCTCGTGACACTTCAGGGTTGCATCAGTAGCACCACCGTTAGCTACGGTAAATGTACGCAGTCCTGTAGCGTTGTCGTACACCAAAGGGTCGTACCCACGCTGAAAAAAGTAAGCCTTGTCATTAAAGTTTACAATCTTCCAATTGTTCTGCGTAATCGTATATGAACCGGGAGTTACGTCAGTCAACGTAGTAGTCCCTGTCATTATCTTGTTGTTGCCTGCGGTAAAGACTACCTCGTTACCTGCGTCATCGTAAAAGTAGTGAATCTTGTGTACGTAATCAGTACCCAACTCAGTCTTGTTAGTTGTGACTACATCTACACCTTTACGTGCAGCAATACGTCCACGCTTGTCAATCACAGCGTTGTCTGCAACGTCAGCGTAAGACGGATCCTGTGCAATCGGGGAGTCTTCTGTGTTGACACCCTTGAACGCAGGAGCAACTAGGTTAATGCTTTGTAGTGGCTGTGCCATGCACTAATCTCCTACGGTGTGTACCAGATGACTTCTTCAGGGTGCTTCTGTGCGTCCAGAGCAATCGCGTCAGACAGAAACTTATCAGCAATGCCAAAGTACTCAGGTGCTGATGTACCACCTGTCTCGCCACGCTCACGCGCTAGAAGAGCCACTGCCATGTGAATAACAGGTTGACTAGGAATCAACAACGTGTCTGTGTCAGCACTCAGGTCATCGTTACGCAGAACACAGTTAAACCGTAGGTTGTACACACCGTCAGGCTTTGGGTAAATGTCAATCTGTGTATCACCATCAGAGTCCACGCCGTTGTACGTGTAGTACTCAGGTGCGCCTGATACCGGGTCTTGGTTCAGGTACTTATCGTTGAACCAGTGCTGCGTGTTATACTGCATAAAGATGTTAGACGTATCATTAATTACATCCAGTGCCTTGATCTTGTTCTGTGACCCCGTGAGTACATAGTTAAATATGTCAGCAGTGGTAGTGATAGTCAACGTAGTACGTAACGCTGACCAGTCCCAAGCAGACTCTACAAACTTCTTAGCATCATTAACAAAGTCACCTACCATTTTGCTGTAAGTGTTGTCCTGTACGCTAGATACTTCGTCTTCGCGTAAACGTCTAAGGACATTGTTTACTAGATTTAAATATGTCATTTTTAGTCCTTAAGCAATGTTGTCAGGCATACGACCAGAAAGTAAACGACTGATTGATGCATCTAAGTCTTTAGCATAATCTTTTTGAAATGCAGTTGTTGCTACTGGAACAGGTTGAGATTGGTAACTAAGACCTGCAAGGAACGGTGTAAACATACTAGTAGCACCAGCGGCAGCAGTTAAACCACCACCAGAGCTTGTTCCAGAGTCACCGCCTGTATCAGTAGTCGGTGTAGTTGTAGTTCCAGTTTTACAACATTTATCCCACAACGCACCCATATCCCCATCAGGTCTAGGAGACTCACATTCAACTAATGTACAATCTGTTTCTCCACCAGTAGAAGATGTAGTTGTTGTTGTTGTACAACA